GCTCATTTCTTCACCCAAGGATCCTTGATTTCATTATCAAGAAAACTATCTTTCTCGATAATCATCCACATAATAAAGAGAAATGCGCTAACAGTTCCCACTGCCAATAAAAATAATTTCATTTTTAACCTTTCCGTTCAAAGAGTAGGATCGCACATACTACACATCTTTGAACTGCGCGACACGCTAGGCTTGCTGAATCTCTATCTGAAAAGGTGCGGCGGTGTTTATATCGTATTTTGCAGATATTTCCAGGGCGGCAATAAATTCACTTTGCGCCCAATCGAGTTTTGCCAGGTTTGCCAAAGTGCCGGCAAGGTAGCCTAAAGCGTAGGGCGAGCCTGAACCAACCCCGTAAAGGTGATCAATACTTTGGCTAATATCAAGTGAATCCCCAATTTCAAAGATATTGCCTGCGAAAGCAATCAAAAAGCTGAAACTCACACCCTCTTTTTCAAAATCGTATGAGTTGGCCTTAAAGATAGCCACAATGCTAGGGATAATTTTCTTGCCCATAAACTTCACCGGATCAGTGCCATCATAAAGGGGCGGTTTCCAGTTATACATAAGAATATCGCCTGGCCTGCAATCCCCTGAAACGGCAAAGAGGTATTTGCCGATTTTTACTATTTTGGGGGTACTAGGGGAAAGGGTGCGCTTATCGCCATCGGTGATTTGGGAATCAGCGCCTAAAATGGCAAAATCTGCCCCCTGGTAGGCGATAATCGTAGTCATTGGCCAATTGTAGAGGTTTAGCCTGGACAATGGAGAAAACCCGCCTACTTCCCCTTTAGGCGGGCCTTCAAGGGGAGCCTAACACGCTCAAATCCCGTTATCAAATTGTTATCAAATTAGAGCTAGAAATTGATCCAAATGCTGCCTACCTGTATTTACAGGTGCTAAATTTATCTCATTGAAGGGAACGGCTCTTCAATAGAACGGATATAAAAATGTACGCAGAGTGGATTCCAGTAGATCAGACTTATTCAAAGGCTGAAGCACTTGGCAAAATGGATGAGGCTATTAACAAGTACCAATCATTTCTTCACGATTTACTAGAAATATATGAAAATTGTGATGATGATGTTCAACAGATTCTCAATCAAAAATATGCAGAAAGTGTATTCAAGTATGCCTGCCCACTAGATATTTCAGAAATGCTTTGTGAAGTATCAGGTTGGGAGATGAACTAATGACTAGCAACGATTTCTTTTCAAAGTATTACGGCAGCCTTGTTGGCGCAAAAATCGTTTCATTCGATGGAATGGCTGAATCAGATATTGGCGATGGTTTCCCAACTTTTACAGTGAAGTTTGCAAATGGGGAAATCGGCCAAATTGAGATTAGCCAAGATCCTGAGGGCAATGGCGGCGGTTTTATGTTTGGCCTATCAACACCTGAGGTGGCGTAATGTCTAACACAATTAACATTCAAGATATTCTTACAAAGATTCAGGAAACTGCACCTGAAGGCGCAAATGTTTCTTGGGAATATCCAGGTTACATTTCAATTTATCTTGCTAACAAAACTGAAATTGCTTTTGGGGAAAGCCTTGAATCAGATAGTGGCTATACCTGGAATGATTTTAATTTTGAGGGAACTAACAAGTATGCAGGTGGCTTTGATGATCTAGGCAACCTAGATGCCATTGTTGCTGAATTTTGGAATCAGACTTCAGAGGCGGTGCATAATGTTATTGCGGGATAATATGCGTGTTGAGATTAGGCACCATTCAGGTATTGAATATGGCGTTATTGAGTCTGCAGCAGATGCCAGCAGAGCAGTTACCTACGCGATGCAAGTTACAGTAAAAATGGATGATGGAACTTTTTGTTCCTTCCCGATTTGTTGGATGAGAGAGGCAAACTAAAATGGGCGCATATAAGGAATTATTTATTGAGATTCAAGATTCAATCTGCAATATTGCTAAAAACCTTGAACAATCAGTTGAGGATTGCGATGTTGATCAAATGAAACTTGCACTACGCGGTGCAATTCTGAACTCTGCTCTTACTATTGCTTTTATTGAAGAATTGGAGAATTAAGGATGAAACTCAACAAACGCGGTTTAATCGTGATGTGGATTCTAGTAATTCTCATTGTGCTTGCATTTACCTATCTAACCCGTGATGTGTGTTATGTAGGCAATATGCCAGGAAATACCCTTGGCTACGGATCTTGCTCAAAAATGATTGATTTGGTGATTACAAAATGACTTTTTCAGATGTAGTTATGTATCACATTAATCAGTGCCTTGAAGCAATTGCCTGCAATGAACCTGAACAGGCCGAAATGCACCGAAAAATGGCCAAGATTCTTATTGAAAAGTTAGGTTCATAATGGCAACACCATTACGCTCCATCCGCGTACCTGATTCACTTTGGGAGCAGATGAAGGAATTAGCAACACTGCAGGAAACAAATATTTCAGCCTTATTGATTCGATTAATGAAAGAGGAATTGGAACGCTAGTAAAAGCAAGTAAACCCCGCACCTGGAACGGCAGGCGCGGGGTTTACTTATTGGGGGCGTGTGAGCGCCTAAATCTATTCTGTTGAAATCTCGCCTGAAATACTTGCGTAGGCTGCCAAATCAATAAAACTATCAAGGTGATCAGGGGTTTCAATCAATCTAGCAACCTTTACCAACCCCATACAGATTGCAACCTGCGCCGGTGTTACTTCAGTTTGTAGAAATGTTGACCATAAAGAGGCAATTCTTTGATGATTGCTTAAAGCTGAACCATAATTCTTTTCTCTATCGCCGTGAGTGAGCCTATCGGCCTCGGCTAAAATCTCTTTGCGGTTCATTATTCCCCCAATTCGTACCAACCATCGCCCCATAAGGTGAGCAATCGTTGGAAATAATCGTTGTATTGAGCGCCGATAGTATCAAGGTTATAGAGAGAAACCGCACGCTCTCGGATTGCGGCGCGATCTAATTGCTTCACATTTTCGGCTGCATCCATAAACTCTTTGAGAGTACGGCACCTAAAACCTGTAATTCCGTGGGGGTTATTCTCGGTAAAAGCGCCCCAATCGGTAGTAATCGTTGGGGTACCGCAAGCCTGAGATTCAATAACCACATTTCCAAACGGCTCAACATAGAGAGTTGGCGCAAAGGTGGCGATTGCACCGCCCATAAGCGCAGCACGCTCTTCAGGGTTTACGCTTCCCACAAATTCGCCGTAGCCAATTTGCTCGCCTGGACCTGCCAAAATAAGGCGCTTGCCTAAGCGTTGGCATACCTCTTGGGCGATTCGGTAGCCTTTTCGATCAATCAAACGGCCAATAAATAGGTAGTAATCACCCTTGCCATCGCCAAGTGGGAACATTTCAGGTTCCAAATACCCTGGGATAACCGCATCATAAAATTGGCCATCTGCAGTAGTTGGGTTTTTCCACCCTGCGTAGATTGAGTGCATCCAAGCGTAGGATTCAAACACGCGGTAATTACTGAAAACACCGCCGTAGCCAACGCCAAATTCCACCGCTATCGCAGTTGGGAAGGCATCGGCAATTGGCTTGTGTGCGCCACCGCCGATTAAGCAAATGAAATCTTGCTCTTCAAATCGCTCTGCTATCTCTCGGATAGCGTTGCCATTGAAGGTTTGCCAGTGTGGCAGGGATGTATCAAATGAAACGCTTGTGTAGTGATTAGATCCTTGGGCTTGCGCTCGCATCTCTTCAGATATGCAGGTGATTAACTCATCCTCAACACCTTCAGATTGCTCGCCGGCATACAAATAAACAGTATGGCCTTGAGCCTTCATCATCATTACAAAACGGCGTACCTTTTCAGTAAAGGCACATCCTGCATACTCTTTTGTTACTTGAGTATGAGGCAAAGCTACAATGTGAAACCGCATTATTCCCCCTGGTTAGTGCGTTATTCGGTAGGTATTACCTGCCAGTTAAGATCATCCTCAACCCACATATAAAAGCCACCATCTGTAGGCATTGGTGTAGGTGCTTGCCATCTGCAAGTTTCTTCATCCAATAGCCAAGATTCATACGGCTTTGGTGCAATGAAGGCATCGCGTGCAGCATCAAAGTAATACCCAACCCCCGCGTAATTCTTGCGGTAGTTGTTGTTATATGAGGTGCGCTTGCATACCTGCCCACGAAATGCGCCATAATGTGCTTCCCAATCAGAGATGCCATCAACAACTTCCCATTCGTTACGCCCTGGGATAACTTCAGTTACGATATTGTTTTCATCAAGAAATGCGTAGTGTGCCATTAGAAAGTTACTGTTCCTGTTCCAGCGGTAAAGGTGTAAACCCTGTATCCGCTACGAGATGATGTGCTTACTGTATATGTTAAACCTGCATCAATAGATGATATTGCAGTGTATGAACTTGGATAAGCAATAATTACTACACCTGAACCACCATTAGCGCCGCTGGTAGTAAAACCGCCACCACCGCCACCGCCTGTGTTTGCAGTTCCTGGTGTTCCTGTTGTAGAGGTTGCTGCTCCACCACCATCTGTTGCGGTTCCCAGTGTTCCAGGAACTCCGCCTGCAGAGTTTTGTGAGCTACCACCGCCACCACCGGCGTAGCCCACGCTTGTTCCGGTGATTGAATAAGTTTTACCAACTCCACCTGCGCCACCAATTCCGGCTGTGCCGCTGAAACTTGCGTTGCTGCCAGCGCCACCAGCGCCACCACCACCACCTGTACCAACAACAGATCCATTAGCATAGGCAGTACCACCAGCAAAGCCAAAACCTTTTCCTGAGTATGAAGTTTGGTTGGCTGCTCCTGCAGTTCCAGCACCAGCATATTCACCAGCACCACCACCTGAACCACCAGCAACACCATCGCGTGTTCCAAATCCACCAGGTTGTGCGCCACCGGCTCCACCACCATTAGAGGTATAACTAAAAGCTACTGAATTTACACCATTTGTACCACGGGATGTTCCTGATGCCCCAGTTCCACCACCGCCAACTGTAATTGTAGTTGAAGTACCTGCAGCAACTGCCTCATCATAAACAAGACCACCTGCACCACCACCAGCGCCAAGATAGCGACCACCGCCACCGCCACCAGCAATTGTTAATACTTCAACATAAGTAGGTGCAGTAGGCAAAGGATTTGCAGTACCAACTGCTGCCCAAGTATTTAAAACAGTGTAATTTAGTAATTGCCCTAAATCTGTATCATAATAAAGTTGCCCAACAATTGCAGGTGATGGCCGATTGGCAGTTGTACCCTCTGTGTATCGAACATTTGCAAGATCGCGTGCTTTAGTCATTTATGCCCAACTCACATTTCCGGTGCCTGAAGTAATTGTTGTAACCTTAAATCCGCCACTTGGCGCGGCAGTTGTTCCAGTTAGCCCTGCGCCAATTGTAATTGTAAGAGCATCAGAATATTTTAAAATGATAATACCTGAACCACCATTGCCGCCTGCGCCCGAACCTCTTGAACCGCCACCACCACCTGCGCCACGATTTGCAGTTCCGTTTGTGCCTGCAATCGGGAAGCCCGTAGTAGTTACACCATTGCCACCAATGCTAGAACCACCTAAACCACCTGAACCATTTACTGTGGTTGAAAATGTTGCGCCACCACCACCTGCCGCGTAAAACAAACTCGTACCCGATATTGAATTAGAAACACCAGCGCCACCAGCGCCGCCAACATTGGCTCCACCATCGCCACCATTAGCACCTGCTCCACCACCGCCACCTGCAGAAGATAAGTTAGTGCCACCCGTAGAATTAGCTCCACCTGCGTTTCCTTGTGATGGAATAACACTTGGGGTATTGCCAGCCTTGGCTGCCATTGTTCCACCACCAGCACCGGCACCACCGCCTGAACCGCCTGCCGTAGCATTATCGGCTGAATCGTAACCGCCAATACCACCGCCTGCCGAACTTATTACATCAAAAAAAGAATTTGTGCCTTGAGTACCACCAGCACTTGAACCTGTACCACCGGCGCCAATTTGCACTGCATAACTTATCAATGGAGAAAATGAGTATGATGCAGAGGTTCTATAACCGCCTGCACCACCACCGCCGCCAATATTTCCACCGCCGGCTCCACCGCCGGCTACAATTAAATATTCCAAAGTTAAAGTTGCTTGTTGATTACCAAACCAATTTGCAACAACATCTGATGTTGCAGAGTTAGTTAATCTAGTGCGTTGCCCGTAGCGACTCATTAAGCGATCCGATTCACATAACCAAAAATATTAATAACATTGGCAGTTCCTGCAAACGCACGCACTACAAGGCCATTTTGCAAAAGAATACCCGGTGCAACAAGAATTAAGCCTGTTCCTTCAGCTCCAACATTTACCTCAATATGATCATCAGGTGAGGTTGTTCCACCCCATTCAAGGGTAAGTTTTACTGCAGCAGATGAAGTATTGTGAGCATAAAGCCAAATTTCATCTTCAGGTGATGTGCCAGCAACGGCAGTATGGATAAGTGTGCCTGCGGTTGCAGTTGCTGCAACTTTTATGCCTCTGCCGTTTGTTGAACCGCTAAGTAATTGCTTTGAATATGATGGCATTTAGGTTTCCTTATCCGAATATCTGATTTGCTAGAATGTTTTGATCTGAACTTAAAAGTGCATCTGATTGTGCGATTGTGTAAGCATCTGCAACATTAAATGTTCCATACGCTACAACAAGCAACACATCATCTAAAACTGCTCCACTTGCTAGAACTACGCTAGTACCGGTTGTTGCAGTGTAATCACTGCCTCGAACAAGCAAAACGCCGTTCAGATAAACCTGTTCAGCTCCAACAGTATAAGCCAAGGTAAGAGAATTAAGATCAGTACCTGAGAATGTAGTTTGGCCGCTAGTTGCAGAATATGAATAGGTAATTGCAGCACTAGCACCGGCAGAGCCTGTAGCACCAGTTGCACCAGTTGCACCGGTAGAGCCTGTTGCACCAGTAGGACCAGTGGCACCATTAGGACCAGTTGAGCCTGTAGGGCCAGTTGGACCTGTAACGCCATCAATACCTGCAGCACCACTTGGACCTGTAGCACCGGTTGCACCAACAGGGCCAGTAGCACCTGTAGGACCAGTTGGACCTGTAACGCCATCAATTCCTGCAGATCCTGTAGCACCAGTAGCACCAACAGGGCCAGTTGCACCTACGGCACCGGTTGCACCAACAGGGCCAGTAACACCAACATCACCCTGGATGCCTTGGATTCCTTGCGGGCCAGTGGCACCGATAGGGCCAGTTGCACCTGTTGGACCAACGGGGCCAGTGGCTCCATCAATACCTGCAGGGCCAGTTGATCCTGTAGCACCGATAGGGCCAGTAACACCAACGGCACCAGTTGCACCAACGGCACCGGTGGCACCAACAGGGCCAGTGGCACCAACAGGGCCAGTTGGACCCGTAGCACCTGGAACGATTGAATCCGCGCCTGAAGCACCGGTTGCACCAATTGGGCCAGTTGGACCAGTGTTACCTGTAGCGCCAATAGGTCCAGTAGCACCTACAGGGCCAGTCGCGCCTGTAGCACCAGTTGTACCAACTGCAATAAGTAATAGCGCAAGCGATTGATTATTGAAAAAGTTAGTAGTGCCAGTGCCACTTGAAGAATCAAGCACAACTGGCAAAGAGGTATAACCGCCAAAAACAGTGCCTGCTGCAGTTAACTTGAACTTTTGAAAATTAGTGTGAACATCGCGGTCTTGAATAATTACAAAATCTTCTGCATCTAGCAGAGCAAGAAACACATCAATATCATTGCCATTTGTATCGTTATGATCAATAAATAATGTGGTTGC